CGGGTCTGTAAACATATTTAAGCAACTTAAGAATTCACCTAAGTCATAAATGCCAAATTGATATGGCCATTCGTAAGGTGCTTCAGGTACAACATCAGACCTTGCCATAAGAGTTTTTGAGGTAGACATCGAACGTATCATACCATCTTCACCAAGAGCAATGTTACTATTAATAGTTTGGAAGTTGCTCAATACTTCTTTTATTTCATTACTAAGTTTCATTATGTAGACTCCTTTAAGTCGTGTTCATTAATTGCCAGGAGTGTATAGTGCATGATTTTCATCAAATCTTCACGATTAGCTCCATTCTTTTTACCATATCTTGACGCATACTTTAATACGTTACCAAGACAAAAGTCCAATCCCAACCCAGAGGCTGAAATCAGATCCATACTTTGTACACCATTAGCTGATGCATAATGTTTAGAGTAAGTACTTTCAACATATGTAGTCAACTCTTCAATGTTTTTTAATTCGTTAAATTTCATTTTTTAATAAAGTCAAGTTCATATACAACACCATCATATTCAAACGAAATAGTTGAATGTGAGTATTCATTAACTGAAGTAGATTTTTTACGAGTTTCAGTTTTGCATACCATTGCCGTACCTTTAGATAATTTGCCTTCAGCATCTTTAGCTCCAAGCATTCCACCAATCACGGCACCTGGGACTTTCCCCCCATTTTCATCTATCACGTCCCCGACAACTGCACCAAAGATTGCACCCCAAAAAGCTCCATTGACTATATCTGCTTGATTTCCAATAACAACTTCTTGTTCTGAACATACTTCGACTGTGTATGGTTCTAAATAAACAACTTCACGATAGTGGTCCCTAACATCAATGATATTTTTAGAAGCAGCCATAGCTGACATGCTTGCAGCAACTAAAACACCAATGGTTAAACCTTGTAGTTTTGCTTTTGTACTATTTTTCATTTTCACCCTCGATTTTGTATGGGATAGTATCTAACGGATCTACTACATTCGGTGTTGGTATTTTTTGTTTATTTTCTAAATTTTTATAGATACCAACATATGAATTTCTTTCCCAGCATTCAATAATGTCATCACGAATATATTCCAATGGAGTTCCTGTTGGGTATTCGTGTCTCCAGTTATGTGCCATTTTCATGGCGTTTTCACGGATTGTTTGAATCCTACGTTTCTCATAGTATTCTTTTCTTCTAAATTCTATTCGATCCATGAACTTTTTCGAATAGCCTTGATTAAATAAAGCTTTTAACATTTTGTACTCCTAATTTAAATATAGTTATATTATATCATAAAAACTGGCCAAAGTAAACAGCTGCGATTGAAATTAAACTGCAACCGCATCTGAAATTTTAGCCACTAATTGTTTAGTGTGTTTTTTGTTTTTGTTGAACTTTTTAAATTCATTCCTAATGTCTGCTATTGATTCTTTCTTTTTAGGTTCAAATTCAGTTTCAACATTTTTGTGACCAACTTTAACAATGAAATAATCATCATAACCTTTGACATTTTCCCAATGGCTATGACCAATTTTTCTCCAATCTTTAATAACATTCTTAAACTCTGGATCGTTTCCACCATGTTCAGTAACATCCCAATACCCTTGACCAAAGCCAGAAGCATTTTCAGCTAAATGGAATCCAATAACTTTAGCACCAGTAATTTCCTTAAGTCTAAGCAAAAGGTTTTTGTATAAATTTCTAGTGTTAGAGCCGTAGACCAATTTACCATTAAAGTTAACCATAGTTTTTGAACGATGTGTTGAAACATTTGAATGCTCATCATGTGAAATTGATATTCCATCAGGGTAACCATCAGTCAAAATCATAATGTTTGTTTTTTGTATTGCATGCTTTCTTTGAAATGCTTTAGTTAGCTTAGCTGCCAGAATCGTAGTTTGAATAAGAGGGGTAGAACCCATTGTATCGATAGTAGCAAGTGCACCACCATGCAAGTAATAATCACTTTTTCTGTTATATGAATGAGCTTTTGAAATTCCAAATGCTAATGAAATAGCTTTTTCAAAAGTTTTAGTATTCATATATGATGAAAACATTTCAACAACTTTAATCCTAGTTAAATCATCAAGCTCATTACCATTAACTTTAATCTCATCTTGAAGTTCTCTACCATACCAGTGTGAAGTTGTAAATGAATAAACTTCAAAGGGGATGTTAACTTTTCTACAAAACATTGCAATAGCAATTGCTTGGTTAGTTACGTCTTCAATAATATCACACATTGACCCAGAGTAATCAACGAACATAACAATTCCGTGTGATTTAGCTTGAGCCATTTGAGTAGATGTAAGGAATATGTCTTCAGTAAGTTTATACCCATGAAGCTTTAATGGGTCAAGCTTACCAGTTTTTGATGTAGTAGCTCTTGAATATTCAAAGGCAGCTTTTTTTCTTTCGAAATCTTTAGCTAATAAGTTAGCTATTGAGTTTAATTCAGGCTTTGTAGTAATCCAATCATTTTTAACTCCATCGTTTCCATAAGCAGAATATTCTAAATCTGATGGATGATTTTCAATCCATTCAGTACGTTGTTCTTCAGCTTCTTTAAAAGAAAAACATATTTTTTCTAGGTTTTCATCTGAAATACCAGAAGAATATCTTGACTGTTTAGGTGAATCATAACGATCAGTAGTTTTTTCAAGTAAATCTTCTTCACGTTTTCTTTGAGTATCTTCAGTCCAAGTTTCATGTTTGGATTCTGTTTCGATTTCTTCCTCAGCCGGTGATTCAGTTTCTTCCTCATCACCACCACCATTTTGGCCTTCACTTTCTTGTTCCATTTCTTCGTCATCTTCAGGAGCAGTAGTACCTTCAAGGTTTTCAGTTTCAGATTCATCATCACCGTCCATAGAGTTGGTTGGCATTTCAGCACCTGTACCTTCAGGCTTTTCTTCTTCTTCAGCTTGTTCTTCAATGAAATTGTAAAGCTTTTCACATACATTCACAACGTCATCCCATGTTTTAACTTCCATAGCTTCTTTAATTAATGGAGCTTCTTCATCAGAGAATTCAACTGGAACATAACCTCTACCTTTTGAACTAACATTAAGCCTGTCCATAAGACCAGCTTTATTAATATCTCTTTCGTTAGTACCAAAAAGATCTGTATCGAAAAGAACTTTATAACCATTTTTGAATCTACGAACGATACCAGGATATGTTTCCTGAATCATTCTTTCAATTCGAATATCTTCGACAATGTTTAAATAAGCTCTAGGGATATGTCTAATCTTCTTTTCAGAATCATGCCATCCATCAGCTGGAGTATAAAGAGCATGACCAACTTCATGTCCAACAAGTAAGTCATAAACATCTTTACCTTTATCTGCCCAAAGTGGTAACCTTAGCACTCGATTTTCAACATCGAATGAAGCTGTTTGGTAGTTACCGTGTTGAACTGATAAGTTCTCTTTAGCTAATAATTTTGCTAGGTATTCTTGAGCAGATAAATTCATATTATTGGTCCTCCCATCTGTCTTCTGAATCAACATTTATTTCAACATCAACTTCAGGTTCAGGGTCATTAATTGTAGCATCAACTTTTTCATATAAGTCAATAAAAGCAGCTTTAGTATCTTCATCAAAACGATTTACACATAAAGCAATTGCTTTATCACGTTTTCCAAAGATTGAGAAAGTCTGAACGATGTGGCATAATCTACGAGTTGAGATAACTTCGTCAATACCTTCATCATAAAATGTTTTCCTAATAGCATCTGCCCAACCAACTAGAAGCTTAGCAAATTCTTCATCAATCTTTTCGAATTTTTTCATATGCTTCATAATAATTTTTTCTTCAGTTTTAATAGCTGGGAAAGTTTGTTCAAGTGTAATAGTGAATCTTTCAAGGAAAGCATCATCAATAATAGTAGCACCTGAGTACCTACCATCTTCTGAACCTTTACCCTTTGTGTTAGCAGTAGCAATCACATTAAAACCATCAGCAGGTTCAATAACTTCACCAGTCTTTTTGACTAGAACCGGCTTACCTTCAAGAACTCCTTGAAGACACATGATTTTATTAGTTCCTCTATCAATTTCGTCAATCATTAAGATTGCTCCAGCTTCCATAGCTTTAAGAACTGGGCCTTTTTGGAAAACTGTCTCACCTTTAATAAGACGGAATCCACCGATTAAGTCATCCTCATCTGTTTCAGGAGAAATCTGAACTCGAACATATTCACGTTTAAGTTTTGCACATGCCTGTTCAATCATAAATGTTTTACCATTACCAGATAATCCAGAAACAAATGTTGGATAAAACATTCTTGATTTAATAAGTTTTAAAAGCTCACTAAAGTTTCCCCAAGGAACAAATGTTTCATCAAATGGAGGAACATAAACCTCGTCATTTGAAACTGAAGCCACCGCAGTACTAAATGACATTTCAGGGTCTTTTTTAGGTGTAGGTGATTTAGGCATTAACATTGATAAATCATAGGTACCCCTTGAAACCACTGGGCATTTTTCCCTATATTTAACATATGTATAAGCAGATCTTGGATTTTCACCAATATCTGAAGCAGCTTTTTTAATTTCTGTTGTTGTAAAATGAACCCTGCCAGGGTAATCATTCATTAGTTTTTCAATTGATTTATTCATAATATATTTCCTTTTTTGATTTTTATAGTACTATTATACCATAGTTTTAGGGATTCGTGTAAGAGTTTATGGGTCCAGGCGTAACGAATCAGTAGGCCAGGTGAT